CTTCAGGAAAGTCTAAAGAAAGACCCGGTAAAGGCGTTGCTAAATGCAGGCATTACCTTGGATCAGCTTCGCAGTATTAGTGAGAAAACCATTCTCGAACAAATCGAGGAAGAACGTCTCACCCCTGAACAGCGCCGTATCCGTGAACTAGAGTCACAATTAAATGAGCGCCAAACGGCTGAAGAAAGAGCCGCACAAGAGAAGCAGCAGCAAGAAACGGCTGAACAAGAAAAGAAGTACGTTGCCGAGTTTACCAGCAAACTGCGCGATGCCTTCTCTAAACATCAACTACCAGTACAAGATCCGCTGTACGTCTCCAGCGCCGTCAAGTTTCTACAAAACGCCTACCTAGCGGGTGAGGATATTGATCCTACCGACGCAGTAGAGTTTGTGAAGCATGAAACGCTGCAACGTGTAGCCGGATTGTACGAAGGTCTCTCAGGCGAGCAAATCATCGAACACCTAGGCCAAGCCAATATCGAAAAGATACGTAAGGCCGACATCGCCCGTCTGAAAGGTCAACCAAAAGAAGGATTTTCTGCCGCGTCTAAAACCCCTGTACCCGCTAAGGATCAGGCAAGTGTGAAACGTAGCGCCGACGATTTCTTCGACACCCTCACCGTCTAACAGTTACCCCGTCCTGGGATACCGACCGACGACACATCTCTTTTAATTCCTAAAAGTTTCATCAAAGGATACCACACCTCATGGCAGGTAAATCAGCTCATGACAGTTCCACGCTTAACGCAATGTGGAAAGAAGTCTATGCGACAGAAGTAGAAAACCTTGTCCCTAACTTCGCGAAAGCAACAAAGAAATATAAATTCCAAGAAGGTAAAAAGATCGGCGATAGCTTTGAACAGCCGGTTATCGTACACCGCTCACACGGCTTCACACGCGGTCGCGGCCTTCGCACACTCCGCCCAGCCATCGTTCACCAAGCAGAACGCGCAAAGCTTAACCCCCAACCACTGTATCTCCGCGAAATCATCTCCTATGACACAGCGGCCCGCATGGTTGAGAACAAAGCAAGCTTCGTACTCCATTCCAAGCAGCTTGTGCAGCAAATGCTTGAGTCGGCTTACTACCGTAACGAAATCGAATTCTTCTACGGTCAAGACAGCCTTGGTGTAGCGACAGGCTCCGCTAACGTCAATACGACCAAGACCGTTGTAACGATTGATCCGAAAGAATGGGCACCAGCAATCTGGGCAGGCGCGGAAAACTCTCTCGTTAAGTTTCACCTCGTGTCCAACAACTCGCTCGTAAGTTCAGGCGCCAACGCTGAATTTGTAGTAGCGGCTGTAGATGCAGACGCTCGTAAGTTGACAATTGAAGGCACCACACAAGGCATTTCAGACCTCGATGTTGCACTTGCAGCGTCTTGCTCAATTACTTGGGCAGATGGCTCTGACGCAGCTAAAGGCGACCTCGAAAACCCAGGTATGAAGAAAATCCTTAGCAATTCCGGCACGCTGTTCAACATCAACGCGGGTGCTTACAGCTTGTGGCGCGGTAACGTTTACTCTAACGGCAATGCCGACGTAACAATGCGCAAACTTCTCCAAGCCGGTTCACAAGCAGTTGGTCGTGGCCTTGCGGAAGACGTGGATGTTTGGATTTCTGTTAAGTCTTTCGAGAGCCTTAACATCGACCAAGCTGCCCTTCGCGAATACGGCATGGCTGAGAAGACTGCGAAAAACGGTTTCGGCGGTATCGAGTTCCAAGGCGCTGGTGGCCTCATGACAATCATTCCTCACCCAATGGTTAAGGAAGGCGACTTCTTTATCATTCCTGAGAAACGCGTTGTTCGTACAGGTTCAACAGATATCACCTTTGAACTTCCAGGTAAGTCTGGCGAGATCTTCCTCCACAAAGACGAGCAAAACGGTTACGAGCTTCGCCTAATGGCTGAAGTTGGTCAAATGCTCACCACACCTGCACGCGCTGTGTACGGTAAAGACATCGTTAATTCTTAATACTTTTTCCGGGTGGGGATCATTTATGGTTCCCACCCAACCTTACCGCGTTGACCTATAAGGCAACGGGCTTTTAAAGGAGTTTTCCTATGGCTCAATCTCTGAGCATGTTACTGAAAATCGAAGACAAGGCGTCCGCGCTGGTCACGAATAAAGGCGGCAAGTCTCAAGTACGAATGTTGCGCGACTACCTAAACGCAGTCTTGTCTGGTGCGAAAAACGCTAACCTCGACGTGTTTAGCTCTGCCTCCGCTCCAGTGGCGGCGTCCGGTACAGCAACACTTGTCTCTTGTGCGACCGACACGATTACAATTGGTGGCATTACTTTTACGGGTAGCGGCTCCCCGACAGGCGACAACCAGTTTGAGACTGACGGTAACGACGCGGCTGACGCGGCGGCCCTTACCGCCAAAATCAATGCCCATCCAACATTGTCAAAAGTTGTTGTCGCATCTGCACTGTCCAATGTCGTTACAATCACTTGCCTGCAAAAAGGTGTGGTCGGTAATTTTATTACGCTTGCTGAAACGGGTTCGACTATCACTCTCTCCGGCGCAGCTTTAGCAGGCGGTACAGGTGGGGCTGAAGGCGCGGCGCAAAACTACAGCGTCGGATTGTGAGGGGTTTATGCTAGGTAAAATCTTAAGTATACCCCTCACAGCGTCAAACACCAAATATACGGCAGGCGATCAAATCGACGGCGTGAAGACGCTGGAAGGCGTAGGTAACGGTGGGGCGCACGCCCTACTGAAGTCGTTAACTGTCGTAGATCGGGAGGGGCAAAGCCCCAGCTTGACGCTGTTATTCTTCGACCGAGCGCCAACAGTTACGTCAAGCGACAACGCCCCTGTCGACATTTCAGGGGGTGACCTACTTGAACAAGCGGTTGGTATCGTGAAGGTAGATAGTTCTGCGTATATCGTCGCAGGTAATGGGACCATCGCAATGGTGACGTGCGACTTCATGGTCAAACCTCAAACTGGGGACACCATCTATCTACTCGTTATCGCGCAGGGCACCCCGACGTACAGTTTCGCGCAACCTCTAAGGCTCAAACTCGCCTTTGATTGGGGTTAAGGTATGGACCTCAATCAACTTAAGGACCACGTTGACGACCGATTTGACGAATTGAACAAACAACTTACAGATCACCTTCAACGTACCGCACGCCTTGAATCCTCAATCAAGTGGATATCGTCAATCGTCGCCGTTGCCACCACTACCATTATCCAAATTTTCACTTCTAAGTGAGTCATGCTTTACACATTGTTCGCGCCTCAAAGCTATCGGGACGCTCATCCTGATCTCAAAAAGAAACATTGTAATGGGTGTGGGCCTAAGTCTGCTTTGATCGATGTCGTTCCCGACACGGCTTGGGGGTTAGATATTTCAGAAGCCTGTAATATCCACGATTGGATGTATGCACACGGTAAAACGATTGCGGATAAGCAAGAGGCTGACCGAACATTTCTCAACAATATGATACGGCTGATTCACAACGCAGGCGGGTGGAGTGTCTTAAAGATGTTACGACGCCGCCGCGCTCTCACCTATTACTGGGCAGTGGACCGCTTCGGCGGCCCTGCTTTTTGGGAAGGGAAAAATCCCCCATGAACGACGTAAAAAACAAAGTCTTCTCTGAAATACAAACCTACCTAGCCAAGCATCACGTCAAAGCCTACAAGGCGTGGAAAGATGCCAAAGCGAAGCCTGCGGAGGTAAAAGAAAATGTCGACGCCAACGGAGTTTCTGACGCTAGTAAAGCTGAAGGGTAACATTCCCGACACGACGGACACCGGCAGCGTTAACCACGACGCCAATATTCTCTTGCTTGCTAATGGTATCCTTCGGTCTCGTATCGTCCCCGCAATTATGTCGATTCGTGAAGACTATTTCACCACAACTAGTCAAACACCTATAGTGAGTGGACAAGACACTTACGCAATACCCTCCGACGCTGTTGCAAAGGTTCTCCGCGACGTTCGGATGATCCAAGGGTCACGCGAATTTTCACTCCCACAGATACCTCCAGAACGTCGAACACAGACCGTAGGTGGTGAGGTTCTTGGCTACTATCTGGAAAGTGATAGTATTGTTTTATACCCTTCCCCGATTCGTGACGGCGATACTCTTGTCGTAAGTTACTTCGAGAGACCTGACGCGATTGTAGCAAGTCCTACTTCATACCCCACCATTCCCATTGAGTTTCTCGATCCGTGGGTAGGTTTTACAACCGCCGCCGTCTTAACTGCCATGGGACAGGACGCCTCAATTTTACGCGTCGAAGCCACTCAAGACCTAGCAGGTATTCTCTCGATCGCCTCCCCGCGCACCCAAGGCGAATTACCTAAAATTCAGTCAGACAATTGGGATTAGTATCTCATGCAAAACGTTACGCTTACAATTGCCGGATTGCACACTAATCCGTCAGACCTTTCCGAAGTCCCACCTGGTGCGTTAAAGACAGCAAACAATATCGACATTGACCGGCCCTCTATCGCAACTCCGCGTAAGGGATTTAGTCGTTTCGGAGATGAGTTTTCAAATCCGGCGGCCCGTGTCGGTAGCGTGTTCTTTTTTGACGGTAAGGTTTTGGTAAGACGTAGTGATAACGTTCTAATGTATTGGGATGGTAACGATTGGCAAGCGTACAGCGGTACGTTTGCAGAACCGAGTAGCGGCGTACCTGTTCGCGCAGTGCCGGGTGGCAAAAGCCTGTTCTTCAGCACGGCGGCGGGGGTTAGGAAGCTGACATCGGCAACGGGGTCGCTGAACCCGGCGGGTTTGAAGGCCCCTATCGCCGTGACGAAGGGGGTACTCTCCCATTCCGGCCCGTCGATGAACCCGAGCACGCGCATTGCGTACAGGTTCACGGTTGCTAAGAAGGACGAGCATGGGGTTATTAGCGAGAGCCCGCCGTCCGACCGCATAGTACTCTCTAACTGGTATTCAGGTTCGTACAAGCCGCGCGTTACGTTGATATTCAACAACAGTGGTGATTTATACCTGCGCCTCTACGCTTCACCTGAGTTGGATATTTCCACGACGGCGGCGGAACCCAGCGACGAGATGACGCTTGTGTGGGAATACCTTTGGACGGGTATGAACGCCTACGGCGATATTAACATTGAACCATCCCACTATATCGACCGCGCTCCGGGCCTCGCTCTTTACACCAACTCCACGCAGCAAGGTATCGCGGCGTCGAACGAAGAACCTCCGAGAGCCCGCGACATCGCGGTGTTCAATGGTTATACCTTCTACCTCGCCCCGAAATTTAAGCAGCGCCTATTGCTCACTCTTAACAGCGGGGATACGTCCGGTCTGTGGGCCGGTCTAACGCTTGGTAAGAAGTTGACGATCGGTAGTATGAACCTCACAGCGGCCATCGACGCATCATACGCGACGAGTGCGACGACGCGGGATTTCCGCTACGTGACATGGGGTACTTCGAACTACGCCCTTTTCGCGCTAAATCAAGCAACGGGCGTAAATACGAGTACGGAAGAGTTAACCTTTACCGACCACGGCCTTCAGACTAACGACCAAGTAATGGTCACGTCCAGTGGTACGTTGCCGACCGGCTTAGTCGCTAATACCCTGTATTTCGTTATCAGGGTTGACGCGAATAAATTTAAACTCTCTGAAACATACGGCGGCTCAGCAAAGGACATTATCGCCATCGGAAGTGGTTTTTTGTCCGTGTGGCTGAGGCAGGTCGAAGGAATTGCCCCGACACATCCCGATACGCGAGAGGCGTTTGTCGAAGTGACCGCGAAGTCGCTGGTAGCGGCGATCAACTACCCCCAGGCCGCAGCACCATCTCCGTACTACGCCCGATATCTCTCGGGAGCGGATGATGTACCCGGTCAGATCTTAATAGAAGCGCGGGACGTAGATGCAGCGGCCTTTACGGTGTCTAGTGACGCGACGAACGCCAACACCTGGACACCAGACCTATACAGCGGCAAAACCGCAACCAGTTCCGACGACTACGCGCCGAACAAGCTGGCCTGGTCGAAGCAGTTCCAGACCGACAGCGTGCCGCTTACGAACGTCCATCCTGGTATCGGATCGGCAAGAGCCGAGGCCCTTCGCATTCTTCCGACACGGGACAGCCTGTTTATTCTGAAAGAGGACGGTGTTTATCGCTTGACGGGTACGACGGCTGAAACCTTCAGTATTGAAGACTTCGATACTTCCATCCAGGTCATCGCGCCTAAGGCGGCCTGTGTTCTCGATAACATGATTTTCTGCCTCACCTCCGACGGACCAGCGATTGTCTCAGACCTTGGCGTGGATAAAACTTTCGGCAACCCCATCTTAAAAGAACTAAAGGATCTGCGTGGAAGAACTTCAGCCAAAGTAGCTCACTTTAACGCCAACACTTGGGCGGTTGCACACGATAAGAGGTTTATTTTAAGTGTCGGGTACTTGGACGATAGCTCCAACCCGCAAACCAAGCTTTATGTCTTTAACACTCGAACGAAGACATGGGTAACGTGGAGTAAGAAACTGACATGTGCAGAGACGAGTCCTGTCGATGGACTTCTTTACGCGGGAAGTGCTGATTACGCCTACCTTCTCTGTCAAGATCGTACAACCCATGACGATACAGATACAGGTTCAACAGTAGGTATTGACTCAGAGATTGAATGGGTAGTGAAGTCTCTCGCAGGCCCAGCCGCTTCTAGCCAGTTCTCGGAAGTGAAGGTAATTATGATCGACGACTTCCCCGCGTCGGCAAGTCTGATCACCTCGACCGACACTAACTCAACTCCGATTACTCAAACCATTACAACCCATGCGGTTGGAAGTGGTCGTCGACCTCATCGCCAATCTGTACCCCGCAACCATCAACGCGGCACACTTTTGAATGTCAAGGTGCGACATAACGCGGCTGGGTATTACGAAATTGCGGGTATATCGGTTGAAGGCAGCGCCGTCAGTACGAGGACACAGAAGTGAATATCAAACGCTTTAACGGGAACGACTTCCCCGGCGATAAGTGGGTGAGGGATATCCTCAGTCGCGTGAATGAGATTGTTGACTACCTGAAGTTGAAGGTGACGCGCGATCGGCTGGCAAGCGACGTGACGAGCGTTCTTAGCCCAATCACCACTAAAGGTGACTTGGTTGTTGGCGGTACGTTGGGGGTGACTGAGAGACTTGCAATTGGCACTGACGGACAAGTGCTTACGTCGGACGGAGCGACGGCGCAGTGGGAAAGTTTACCAGCAGCGACCGCGACGCAGAGGGGGCTTTATCAAGCAGGTCAAGCGCCGGGCACTGCGACAAACGATAGCGCAAGCGCGGGGAATGTCGGTGAGTATATCGAGAGCACCGGCTCAAATGTTACCTCGCTCACGAGCGATGTAACTACACAGGCTCACTCTTACTCTTTACCTGCGGGCGACTGGGATGTTTGGGGGTTTGTTAATGTTACTGGTTCAGGGTTCGACTCTACTACGATGAAAGTTGGATCGGTCGGTATCAGCAAAACCACTGCGACTCTCGACGAGAAATTTTACAGCACACTGAGTCTACATGGTCTCCATGTTTCGGGTTTCCGTCATTTACTTTCCCCCCGTCGAATTAGTAATGCATCATCGACGACTGTTTATTTAAACGTCAGCGTCACTAACGCGTCAGGAACGGCGGGTACATTTGGGGCTTATGCTCCGACTATTTACGCTAGGCGCGTCCGATAAACCAAACGCCGTGTTTACGGCGACGGCCGGGTCTGTCGACTTTGACGCGGTAACTTTTAGCTATGTAATAGATTAATTATGACCGAAAACTTCTCCCTTCAGGAACTGTCCTGCCCTTGTTGTAAAGTCTGCAACGTCCAACAATCCTCTGCAAATCGTCTTCAATCCTTTCGCGACCGCTTAAATCGACCAGTAAAAGTTAACAGCGCTTATCGCTGCGAAACACACAACGCCGCTGTCGGGGGTGAGCCTAAGAGTAAACACATGGAAGGGATTGCGTTCGACGTGAGGTGTCTTCCGCATGAGCGATATGAAATGATTGAGGCGGCATTTGTCGTAGGATTTACGTGCATCATTGTCTATCCAACATGGTTACATGTCGATGACCGTCCTGGTCAAAAAATGTTTTTAATTAAGGTTTAATAATGGGCATCGTAATACGAAACCCGGTCACAGGGAAAAAACAAGATTTAACGCCACGGATTGACGGCGATACTGGAAAAAATATCGTCAAAAATACGGTAGGTATGGCGACTGGTGGTCTCTCAAATGTTGCAGAAAAAGGCTATGAAAAGTTTGTCGAAGATCCTCAAAAAGCCGCCCACGACGCCCGTCAGGTACAGGGTCGACGTGAACAACAAGCATACGACGAATTTGGTAACTTACAATCTCCAGACTTTGATCTTTCAGACTTTCAGCTAGGTCAAGTATTCGATCAGGGCGGCACTGAGTTCGACAAAATTTCAACTGACCCCCGTCTTCGTGAGGCGCAACTAAACGCCCTCGCAAGCCTTGAGAAAATTGGCAATTCCAACGGTCTACTCGATGCCGACAAAGCCTTACTCGCGAAAACTCAACGCGACGCTGCAATGCAAGATCGAGGACGTCGTGAGGCTATCCTTCAGAACAACGCTGCACGAGGTATGGCGGGTACAGGTAATGAACTACTCGCCCAACTATCATCGTCCCAAGCTGCAACGGATCGATCAAACCAAGCTGGTTTAGATATTGCCGGTATGGCGCAACAACGTGCCCTTGATTCTATTGCTAAGGCCGGTTCTTTAGGCGGCTCTATTCGTGGTCAGGACTACGACGAACAGGCCAAACGAGCCGCTGCACAGGACGCGATTAACCAGTTTAATGCGGGCCAAAGAACGCAAGGTAGCTTTAAGAACGCTGGTATAACGAATGATCAAAAGAAATATCATAACGATTTGAGACAAACAGGTTTCGAAAATGAACATGGTATCGCGAAGGATAAGGCCAATGTTCGTCTCGGACAGGGGACTACGCAAGGACAACGTGCTAACCAACACTCAGCTACCGCGAGTAATAACATCGAGACACTTTTAGACATTGCCATGAAAGGCGGTAAAGCCGTCGCAGGAGCTATGTAATGCCAGTTGATCCACGCGTATTACAGTATTTTCAGAACAAGTTTAACCCACCTGAAGACGAGGAAGAAGAAACCGAAGAACAAGGGTTTGACGGTCAACGTCTTTTTGCAGGTGTCGGCGATGCTTTACAACGCAATGCTCGCAATCAAATGCGAATTTATGGCGTTACCCCGGAAGGTGCTCCTAGCCATGAACAACAGTTACTAAGTGATCGCGAGAAGGCTCGTAAGTACGTCGACGAACAGCAACAACGCAGAGACAATGATCAACGGCGCTCCGCTGAGAAATTGTATGAAATTGAAACTCGCAACGAAGACCGTCAAACCACTGAAAGACGCCACCAGGAAGCCATCGCAGCAACAAGAGAGGCGAACCGCGCAAAAGCCGCTGCGGAAGCCAATAAACCCACCGTCGGGCAAGAATCCGCCGACCGTGAATATGGTAAAGATTACAACTCTTGGACATCCGGTGGAGCGAAAGCTGCCCGCACGGAGATTGGTAAATTACAAAGTGTTGCGAACAATCTGCGAGATAAAAAAGTCACTACCGGCGGTATGACAGGAGCTTTCCCCGACCGATTTACTTCTAATGAGGTTCTACAAGCTAGGGCTGACGTTCAATCCACGATTATGAACAGTCTACGGGCCATCCTTGGCGCACAATTTACCGAGAAAGAAGGTGAGCGAATCCTTAGGGCGACTTGGAATGAGTCGGACTCCACTGAGAACAACATGGCGCGTATCAATCGGCTTATCACTGACTTGACCAACAAAGCCGACGATAACGACCGTAAAGCGCAGTTTTTCGAACAAAACAGTACGTTGCGCGGCTATCAATCCGGGGCCGGTTCGAAACCTAAGCGCGTCATTCAAAACGGACACGAATACATTCTAAACGAACAAACGGGTGAGTATGAGTAAGCCAAAGTTTAACCCAAACCAACCGTTTCAAGAAACTAAGCCGAAATTTGATCCTAACGCCGAATTTCAAATGGCTAATGAAAGCCCGGATATAGAGGTCCAACTTACGGAAGGGTCTTCCTCATCCCCGGCTACTAGTTCCTCCAGTTCCTACGATCCCACGACACGGACAACAACAGTCGTCCCAAAAGAGAAATCTGGACTTCAAAAATTTGCCGACGGTTTGAATGCCTTTAACGCAGGCTTTGAACAAATGATGCCTTTCAGGGGTGTGACGGATCGCGTCGGGGCTGGTATGGAAGCGGCTGTTACAGATAAGACTTATGATGAGTCTTTTAAAAGTATCCGCGACGATAGAGGCCAAAGGTTTGATCAAAACCCAACCGCAGGTGTCGTAGGTAATGTGGCCGGATTTGGTTCTAACTTTGTTATACCGGCGGGTGGGGTTAAATCCGCGATGACTATGGGCGCGATTGAAGGCGGTACTGGTGGTGATGAATTATCCCCGATAGGCGCTGCAATTGGTGCCGGAGGTGCGTGGGCGTTTCCTAAGGTACTGTCCAAAGCTGACGAGGTCCGCCAATGGTTAGGTAAGAAACTTTCAAAAACAGCACAGGAAAGTGCCATTGACGCGGTTGGCGCGATTCAAAAAGACCGTTCGCGGTTAAGTGAAAGCCAGCGCGAGCGTATCGGACAAACTCTACTTGATTCAGAAGTTGTCACCCCGTTCGCGTCCAACAAGACAATGGCTTCAAGAGCGAAAGGATTGCAGGACGAAGGCGGCAAGTTGATGGGTGAGGTTTACGATACTATCGACGCCACTGGGCCTAGTTTCGATCCCATGGAAGCTGCGAAACGAATGCAGGCGAAAATCCCTGACATGCCGGAGTTAAAAACCAACCGCGCAGAACGACAGGTTTTCAACACCATCCTTGAAGATATTAAGTCAATGTCCCCCGCCTACAAGGCCCAGAAACAAGCGGCAACACTTGGTCAAGACGCACCAACAGTGGTGGTGCCTGACAAGATTTCGCTGCGAGAGGCGCAACAACTTAAACAGACTTTCCAGAAAATTGCCTTCCCAGGCGGTAAGAAGCCTATCCCCGGCAATGAATCTCCGAAACAATTAGCCGCTCGCGATGCCTATAACGTAATTGGCGAGTATATCGACGAAATTGCGCTCAAAGCCGGTGGGGAAACTGGTGAAGCGATGGCGCGAGGTAAAGCCGACTATGAAAGCGGAAAACAGGCTTCCCGCCTCTTAAAAATGAAGGATGATCGAGGTAAAGGGAACAAGAAAATCGGCCTTACAGACGCCATTTGGGGCAGTTCGGCGGCGGCAGGGGGACTAGCGACAGGTGACCCGGTTAGCGCGGGGGCCGTCGCACTAACTACGATCGGCGTTAAAAAATTGGCTGAAGCGTATGGATCCCAGTGGACCGCAACAACCGCCAATAAGCTTGCCAAAGCCTTACAAAACCCCACTTACGCCAAGCTTTTTGAAACTGCCTCACAACGCGGCCCTGGGGCAATCGCCGTCCTGCACCGCACCTTAATGAAAAATGATCCGGAGTATCAGAACCAATGGAACGCGGACGAACAACCGTAGTTAAAGTAGGCGGGCAGAAGTGGAAGTTAGTCTGGTCGGCGTTGGATAAAGATACTTTCGGAGAATGTGACTCAGGTGAAAAAGTGATCCGACTAAACCCATCGCAACCGGATTCTGAGCTTGAAGCGACGGTATTTCACGAGCTGGTACACGCGGCCTTGGCAATAGGCGGGGTTAATCAGTTATTTAGTTCAGAACAAGAGGAAGCCATCGCACACTGTTTAGAAAACCTTCTTTTCCCACTCTACAAACGAAAATAAAACTTTACCCGGTCTAGGAACAATCCTAGCCGGGATTTTTCTTTTTACCGCGCGGGTAAATTCACGTTAAAATGTGGTAAATTACGGAAAATTTTACTGAGCGGGATTAAGCTCCCAAATCTAACATATCATCCGGTGCGGTTGTTTCTTCTGGACGTCGTAAATAGAGTAGCGCGGTGTCCATCTTCTTATGTCGCGTGTGTTTTTGGAATAGGATTGGATGTTTTGAAAATTCGGTGTTGTGTCCTAGCCAATAAGCACTTGCACGACGCAAGTCTTTCAACGTATACCCAGGTATTCCATACTCTTTCCATTTCTCCTGACACTTACGCGGCGCATATTGGAAGAAAGTATCCAACTCTTTCGGGAAGCTATTCACCAGTTTGACAATCTCTTTCGCCGCGTCCTCATTAAAGCACGCAACCCAAGCCTTCGATGCGGAGGTCTTGGGTTTTTTAAATTTTTCAGTCTCTTTGCGAGTTTTACGGGCACGACGATTGCGGGCAACATATACGGCTAATCGGTCGTATAACTGCATTTGAGCCATTGTCTTACAGCATTCCAAATCTTGGGCGGTCTTTCCCGCTGCGAAGACGGACTTTGTAAGGCCAAATGTCTCGTAAGGTCGAAGGGAGCAAAAATAGCCCATTAACGCCATGATCTTGACTTCCGGATCTAGGCATTTCTTGCACCATTCTAGTACCTGATCAGGATTCAAGGTAAATTTTAAAGGGGTGCTTTTAGTTGGGCGCACGGGCCGTCGTAGCCTGAGGTCGGACATGGTAGGTGGTAAAGTCCCGCTTTCAATTAACCACTCCCAGAACTTTTTCCAGGCAGTGTTCGCGCGAAGAATATTTTCAACACTAACCTGCTTGGTCTCTAGGTAGGTTAGTAGTTTAGGGGCTTCCATCGGCCACTGTACGGGAGAGTTTAGAGGCTCCGGCCGGTCAAGTAAGAATGGAAAGATTCGGTCGATAAGGGCTTTCCGGTAGCCGTCAACGGTAGAGGCGTCTTTACGGGCACGCATGTAAATATCGAAGTCTCGGAAAAGATCGTTTAACCCCGAATCATTGACTACATAGACCCCAGGGAATCGAGCTTCCACGGTTAATTCGTAGTTCTTAACCCAGGCGTCGATGATGTGTTCCGGTTGTCCGTCCAGGAAAGAGATTAGAGCACGAGGGAGAGGGCGAATCTTGCCGTCTTCGCCACGTGCGCGCACACGGACGTATCGTTTGCCTTTGCTGACGTTGTAATCCCAAATAGCCATGGAGCACCTTTCGGTAAGGCGACGCCATCGCTAAAGGGACTTTGGCCAACCAGGCCAACTCGTTTGGCCAACTTTTTTGCTCGGGATTTTGTAACCTAGTGTAGTTACGGAGAAAATCTGGAGCGGGAAAGGGGACTCGAACCCCCGACCTTCGCGATGGCAACGCGAGGTTTATGCAACCAACCGTATTTACTTCATGAGCTTTGTAAGGATCAAGTATAAAAGGCCCGCACCCCTCACTCAGGTGCCAGCCCATGCAGGGGCTAATCCCACCCCTCGAAGTCAGGAAGGTTATCCAACCACTTCTGAGACACCTCTTTCACTTCAATCTTAAATTTGGTTTTAGAGGCGGCGACGGCGAGGTCGGAACTGATGTATTCCAATACGTTCTCAGAATCCTCAAAGACTGCGTAAGCGGAGGAGTCAGAACGTGTAACTTTATAAACTTTAACCATTGCTGTGCTTCCTACTGAAAATTAATGCCGGCTTTGTGGTTTGTCTGAAACGTACTTGGAGTTTGGATTTCAATTCTGCATGTTCGATTGTGGCTTCTTTAACCAGCGCGGAATAAACTTCGATTCGTTCACGCAATCTCACCATGCGATCGAGCAAACTGCAGACGATTTCTTCTTCTCTTTGATCCATGATTTTCACCCTTACCAAACTTCCCGACCTTTCCTGTTGCCAGAAATGCGGTCAGTTCGTCTTTCAGATCATCAATGTGATGGATAAAAATTGGAGCCGGATTTGACTCCGACTCCAGTAAAAGATGCCATGTGAGGATTTTTGTTAGATACATGGCTAGGGTTGTGGTGTCACGCATTCCACCCCCAATGCCTTCAGAGCGGCTAGGCAGATCGCAAGAGGCGCGGCTTTTGCGCTTACACAAGCTACGTCACCATCAAGTGGCCAAATATCGCAGTGCCAGTTGCCACTTAATAAGTCCTGCGAGTAACTACTGTCCTCATTATTTTCTATCCGAAACGGTAGCTGTAACTGCTCAACAACCAGGAATGCTGCTGAGATATCTGAGGAATACTTTGGTAGGGAGGTGTCTTTGACCATAAGGCCAAATACCTTCTCAGCAATTAGTTCGTCGATCTCGTGTAAATCCATAGCCACCCCCTTTCCTTAATCCGATAGGATAATTGTGCGCACCAACTCGACACCGGCCTCAAGCGTCGTAACGTGAAAGTCAATCGCCTCTCGTATCATAGGGTGTTGGAGATGCGGATTATCCTCCTCACACACCACGACAACCGGAATGTGACGATCATAAGCCCACGCCAACTCCATGGCTGTGCCCGCTGACAACACCTTAACACCTGTGAAATTGATTAGGAGCGCGCTGGCAGTAATGCAGTCATTGAAATCCCGCGTCATGATACCGCGCGAAGTTGTCAATGGGTGCGTTTTGTCAACTTGCGTATAGGAAAGATCGGTCGAGCCAGTGAGAAAATCCTTCAATCGTAGCGGCGAATATGCAACAAGGCCGTGTTGTTCGAGTAGGAGTTCTGCCTGTTTTCGCCATTCCGTTGCGCCACTCCAATCACATCCAGAAATCGGACCTGCTAAATATATTTTCATATAGACTATCCTTTACGTTTCCGGATGGCCGAGACGTTATCGAGATAAAGTAGACCTTCTAAGAAGACAATCAGTGGTGCCCCCAGACCGGCCATCACCACATCCGCAATAGATAGACGGTCATATCGTCGATAGGCCAACCAACACGATACGATCCAACACGCCGTCCAAATAACTACAAACCATAAGATATTCAAAACGCTTTCCCCCCATGACGATGTGAACGAGTTTTGTTGTAGGCGAGTTTTGCCTTAACAATTTCGTCCAGATCCCACTTCTTGTAACCAACGTAGTCGAGAATACGAATAAAGGCGTCTGCCAACTCAACCGCCTCGCCTTGCGGTTTACCGCTCTCATCGATCCAGAAATCCGGTTCGTTGTTCCGTACTGCTTCAGTCGCCTCAGCAATCTCTGTGACAAACAGCATGTGAAACACGGCGGCTGGCAATTTTTCGCCGTCGTGCCATCCCTTTTGTTTGTTAGCTGAGTGGATGTTAATTGCCAGTTCAGTTAGGGTTGTTGGCATTATGGTTTCTCACATGAAACATGGATATGTCCGTTACTAGCTTTAAACTCAACGATTGTTGGGCAGGACGTTGGACCGTAGTTTCGTTTACATCCTGCGACGATATCCGCCCAAATATCCTTAGGTTTAGGGGGTGTGTTAACGCCTTCATCAATAATGACAAAATCGGCGGCTAATATCTTACATTCACGAACAGGGGACGGTTCCACTGTTGAAAGGGCGGCGAGTAAAGTTAACATCTTAACCTCGTTTGTACTTTTGTTTGATTTCTTCAATTTTTTCAGGAGTCAATCCAAGCTCGGTGCCTGGACCTTTCGTCCATTGAAAGTTGTCGTTGATAAAGACCGGATAACGATCGTCAAGTCCTAGTTCGCGAAGCTGGTAGCTCATAAGAGCTAACGCATTCCAAGCGACCATTGCCAATTCGTGACAGCCCGTTTCAGCGTCGACCATGTGGCCGGACTGCCAGCGAAGGAAATGGCGTTGCAAAGCACCGACACATTTCGACCACGGCATACCCAGTTCCCAGTTTCTGTCCTGGTACTTGTGAGCGCCGATAGTGAGAACGCGGGCTAGTTCGGTTGTCCATTCAATAGGGACGAGGTCGACGCGTAGTTTGTTGTCGTCGTAGCGAAGTCCGCCGCCGCCTTCGGAAGTTGTTGGATGTATAGTTGTTTCAACATATGGACTTACAATATCCACAGGACTGTCTATATCGTCTCTTAGATACCTACCATTACGCATCCATGACCGAAGCTGTTCGCTATCATACCCAAACCAAACGAACGTATCGTCACTGACTAGACTTAACCTGGTAACAGTGGCTATATCTCCGTTCCGCGTTAAATATTTACCGGGACAAGTAATCTGAAACTCTAGTTGTTCCATACATAATCCTCACAATGATTTTGAACCGCCTTGAATTTACGAATGTGATTGACGGTTTCAGAAGGAAGAGGACGTTTGCGCGTTATGAAATCACGGACACGCGTCGGACCTGCATTATAGGCAGCGACCATTTTTGTAGTGTTACGATTGAACAACTCACCAAGCGTTCGCCAGTACAAAATACCGATTTTGATATTGTCTACAGGGTTAGTCCTATCAAGATTTAGTGCGTACAATTTATTCACATGCTTTTCTGTAATTGGAGTTATTTGCATAACCCCCACAGCGTTCGCAGATGAAATGGCGGTAGGTTGAAACGTACTTTCGATCGCCGCCATAGTAACTAAAGGTACGGGGTCAATTTCCATTTCCGTACTAAGAGAAACGATTACTTCGGCGACACTTTCACACTGGGGTTGAGACATTCCACACACACTGGTAACGATACAACCGATAACGGTTGAAGCTAGACTTGACATGTTAAGATAGGCTCCATGACTATTTCGCTTCATAAGCATTCGCGCCGATAACGTATCCTGTGCGGATATTTACCGACCAATTTAGTTCTTTGTTCAGGCTGTCCGTAGCCAAGTGTAGTTTCTGTTTACCGTCGTCGATTTTGTCTGACGGTATTTGTCCAAATAGCTCGTCATGAATTACGGCGACGGGTTTAAGGTAAGGCGCTGCGGCGTACAGTTTTTCTTCGAGGACTTTGATAATCCCACTAACGTGAGACTGAATCCAATAGTTGAAACAAAGGCGCTCTTCCTTGGGGACAAGGCGATAGCCGAACGTCGTTACCAAATGTCCATCACGTCGAAACTGTGCTTGCAGCCGTCTCTCAAGGTCGCGCAGGCCAGGGAATAATACATTCCAGTAGGCGTAGTGAAAGGCTTTCGCATCTTTGAGATTGAGAGAAAAACCATTGTCTCGTGCATTTAAAACCATACCTTTCGGCTGCTGCCCGTAACCAATACCGAGAATCGCGACTTTTGAGGGTGGGCGAATGTCCTTTAGTTCTTTCTTTTGTAACCACTCCTTACTTTGCTCGGATTCACACCATTTTTCTGCGAACGTCAACCCGCCATAAGTCGCGTTGAACGCTTCCAGCATACGTTTCGAAAAGGCCGGGTGTTTACTCGCGCCCATCAAATAGATATCGTCTATTTGAAGAATGCCGTTCTCATCGTAAAAAGGAGTTTTACCAACCATACCGAAACAGGCTTGGTAGTAATTCTTATCCTGCGAGAAGTGTGTTGTGACCGTAGGTTCGCCTGAGGCAAGGTCAATGGAGTAAAACTTATATCCATCATCCGGGACGATGCAGGACATTAAGCCCTTGTCGCGCCGAGCCAGGCCCTGAACATTAAGGCGAATCTTACCACCCCCACCGCCTGCGAGACGGTTAGTAGCCGTTCCACACGCGCGAATGTCTATATGCCAACGACCATCCGCTTCAGAAAGTTTCAGCAAGCTGTCGCATTGTCGCGCAACAAGCTGCCGCTTCTTGAGACCTTGTAAGATCTCACCCCCTTCACCATATGACGTTAAGTGAGATGCCTTGAAAGAGGGATTGGGTACAAAATCTGCTAATTCAAGATTGTCACGGCGTTTGGTCTTGGATTGCTTACTTTCCTTAGTCCAGAATTGCGGAGAAATTTTCAGCTCATCAACAAACAGCTCTTTCAGTTGTTTGGTACTGCGGGGGTTAAACTCCCACACGTCCCTTTGCTCATTGACTTTCCCTTCGCGATTTTGTCGCCCGCGTTCAGTCTTAGGTTCGGAAACCCACGACCGCACACGTCTCGCTTCGATTCGTTCGATTTCAGCTTTGAAACGCTCCCTGAACTTGGCTTTAATATCCGCCATTTCAGTGTCAACGGCGGTTAGATAGTCTTGCAGCACATCACGGGTGACTGGAACGCCATCTATCTTAGAAGCCACAATGCGGCGACAAGTATTGAGATGTAGAAGATGATCAAATCCGTATTTGAATCCAACATTTTCTAAATGCTCCATTAGACGGGTGTAAAGCTTGAGTGTGACAATGACGTCGGCGACGTTGTACTGTTCCAACTCATCTGGAGTTAACAGATCTAATCGAGAACCTTCACGGCCCTTCGCACCGCCGCGACTACGTATTAGTGTGTAAAACGGCTCTTTATGATTTTGGTCCTCAGCACTTAACCAACGTGAGGTGCCCGCCTGTAAACTGAGACCTGTAGATGGAAGAGTTAGTTCGCCGTCTAAAGCAGCCAACTCGTCTTCAAATGTCCAAGGTTTGTCAGCTTCCCTCGCAACCCCGTTATCCGCGTTTTGCAGCAATCGCTGGGTATCGAAAGCGATTGTAACGGCGCAGTCAGGAAAGCGGGTGACGGTCACCCCAATCTCAAACTGAGCGTTATGCGCGATTAATGGGATATTCTCAGCAGCGAGGCGCTGTAGAAATGCGCGTATCTCATCCTCACCAACGAAGTACGCTGTGCGGATGTCGCCGTCTTGACCGTACCAAGCAAACGCCGCTGAAACGGCTCTAAAATCGGGACGATGATAGTCAACGCTTGGTTCGCCTGACAGTAAGGCGGACTCGTAGTCAATAACGACGAAGGATGGTTTATGCACCATCCCCTACAAACTTACCGGCCTGTTTACATTTAATCAGTAGCGATAGATTAGAAGGCATTGCATCCGGGAACGTGCTCATATCACAGCCAGTAAGACGAATATTGAAGTTATGCGTTTTACGGACTTCCTTCGTTTTAAAATCTTGCGTGGACTTTGAAACCTGCGCACCCACTTGGAAGGGGTATCCGGGCGTCCCGTCTGGTCGCTTCATTTTCCCCACCACCATCACATCCGCAAACATTTGACACAACCCTGTTGCCACGTTGTAGCCTGCAAGGGAGGGTTTAGAGGCCACGATTGCGCCATTATCGCCGTATTCCTGCACGTCAAGAATACAGGTCATACAAGAGTGAATATTTAACTCAAGGCGCAGCGTTTTCAGCGCCGAAATAATCGGACGAAACATAGATAGAACAATCGGACCAGCATATGACTCAACTCCCTTGTATTTCGCTTGAAGGAGAGAGTTGTATTCGGTCGTGCTTTTAATTAGTTCTTCAATTTCAGTAGCACTATCAATCGCTACCGCACCGAACCCGGCCTTTTTAATGCCCGCAAGGTCGTTCAAAATAGTCAACAAACGTTTATAGGTCTCATCCGCACTTAACTGCTTTCCCGTTTCATCGAGATCGAGCCGTACGGGTTTAACATTGTCCCCGAACTGCTTTACGTTTTCCAATGAACTAGCTGACGCAGGGCCGTGGTCTTCCTTAGTGGTGTAGAGATATAGAGTCTTTACGCCGAATGTCCCCTGTGTATAGGACTTACCGTTGCCGGATGATCCTAGTAACAACAGGTTCAAACATCGGTTCTCTTGATCTTTTTTCGCCGCAGCAATGGCCGCATCAAAGTTGAAACTCATTAAATACTCCTTAAAGGTCTGTTCTTAGATTTTTCGGCGACGGGAGAGCGCATAGCATGACTACAGTCACTGCACCTCCAGCATTGATAAATTTGAGCCGCCGTTCGGTAAAAGCCGTTTTTCCTCACCGCTGGACTACCACACGCGTTACATTCGCGACTGCCATCGCTTAGATTTTTACCGATGGCCGGATGTCTGGAATCCCAAGACCGTAGGATTTTATAGACTCCCTCCAGTAGGACGATGTCATGAATATTGTATTTCAACATCTTATCTAGGGCGCGTTTATCAGACTTCAGTACAATGTCTTTCCACAAAGAAAAATCTGTGCTGATTTTCCCACCGACACCCAATGATTTGGCCAAGTCGTCCAGGCGATTTGATGTGAATTTAAAAGATCGCCGTGCAACATAGAGCGTATCAATAATGCCAAACGGCTTAGGCGGCTTCATACCTTGTTGAATAAACCGGCTATAAAGTAGTGGGATGTCAAACTTCGTTCCATTATGGGCAACTACATAATCCGCCTCATCGAGTAACTTCCATACAGTTTTAAGAATTTCTTTGTCGGTACGTGGATCTTTTTTAAACGCCGTCTTATGGTGATGAATCGCATCGACCATAATGTTTTTCGTACCGGCCCACTTGGCGGCCCAAGTTAAGACGTAGGTGTCTTGGATTAACTGGTCCATTGAAATATTTTGGTTAAACCGATCCCAAACCCCCGCGACTTTGAAGGATGTCTCAATATCGAGGAAGAGGATTTTAGCTTTTGAGTCCCGGATTTTCACGTAGGTCTCCACTGAATTGACTGCCAAAAAGACATTGGCACATATTTTTGACGAGATTTCATGAGTCGAAGGAGACGACTATCCCCGATAACGGTTGTTGACCAATCGTTTACCGATCTTGTGCTTCGTCCCGTCTGTTGTATTAGCAGGGTGATTGCGTCCAGATCGTACTGAAGTCTGCCGTTAGGTAGTCCCAAACGTTTTTGTACTACCGGGTCTCCATAGTTTGCCCACATAATATCCGGAATGAGATTTAACCGGCATTCGTCACCCGGTAAGTCAATCCCTTCTGCACACCCCGACGCTAACCACAGCCCACCTTGAGCTTTAAACTTTGCTAAAACTTCCATTTTATTCTCGGAAGTGTTTACAAAGGCGTCGGGGAAGTATTCTCGCAACTCATTCGCTCTTGCGTAGGTGCAGTGGACAATTGTGTTGCGTCCCGGATACCGGGTCATTTGTTTCTTAACCCATGCTGCACGCTTTACGGCGTCAGCCTTTGAACCGCCCTCGCCGGGGTAAGGATCGAACACAACAGCGCGGCTGTCCGCAGGAATAGGTGAAGACATATCCTTGTAAAGGTACTTCTTACCAAGCGCCAATTTCTGGACTAACGGTTCAAGTAGCGTAGCACTGAGAAGAATAAGTTTTTCACATTCCAGAAATGGTTTGAGAATGAAATGTGGTAACTCCACCGGCATGACACATAAGTAATTCTCAGTCTGCTTGCGAAAAGTCGTTTTCTCCTCATAAACTGCGTAAAGGTTCGGGTTCTCTCTCAATCCTCGTAAAGCCATCGCAATTTGTTTTGACTCCTGCAGCGCATTTGAAGCTTCCTTCGTATTGCCACTGGCCTTATGTTTCTCGGAGAGACGTCGCAATACGTCAACCTGTGAAGACATCCAATTTGTAACCGACACCTCGTTAATCTTGTCGGGATAACGATACTTTGACTTGCGAAACTTTATGCCGCATAACAGCATTAACGTGTCGATAAGTCGATGCGCTTCGTCGACAATCAAAACTTTTGGCGAAGCCTCATTTAACGCCCAATACGAAATTGGGTTAAAGATGGTCGCCTCAGATTCTGCCCGCTTTTTGCAAGTAGTATACTTGCAGCCTTCGCACCTTTGTCCAAGCAGGTCTTTAGTTTCAGAACAATTTAAGCCTGTGTCGGTGCATAGATAATGCGCCTGTCCTTTGACGTAATTAGCTTCGGAGTAAGTATCAACGTACTGATCTAATAATGCGTTGGATACCGCAATAGTGTGCGCTTTTGTTTCTAGGGATATCGCTTGGGCGATTCCCGATTTCCCCACCCCACATGGTAGTTGACCGCCAAATACATCGGCGTTATTCCAATTTTCGGATAGCCATGTGAGAAATTCTGTTTGAAGTGGGCGAGGGGTGCGCCCCGTACCGTCGAACCGTGTAAACAAAGTTACGGCTTATCGACGCATTCATAAATGCTGTTTATCATATCGCTTCCTCTGTCGGTTGAGCGGAGTCGTTAAAAATACCCCACTTCTTTTGTCGTTTTTTAGCTAGTTCCATATACGCCTCATAGGCTTTTGTTTTTGTCGGCGAAAATCCCAGCCAGCGGCACCAGTAATCGCCGCGCAAAATCGTCTTCGCGAGGCGACACCATGACGGTGCAAGGTCACGAGACTCCATAATATCGTCTGACTTATCTGGAATGTCGTCAGGATAGCCGCGTTCCTGCCACCATTTAATGTAAACGGTAAACTTCGCCTTATAATGTTCGGCAGTTTTAGGCGGCATCGTATCAAGTAGGAAATTGGTAAATTGTTTCCAAGTATAGCCGTCTGGAAGTCTCAGCTTACCGTTACCGTTGATTAGTCCACGCTCTTTACCGTACAGTCCTGACGTATTTACGCCGCTAATCCGCGCTGTAAGCTTCGCCCAGGTTTCAGGCTCAATTACTTGATAAAGCCATAGACTACGTTTTTGAATCTCTCCAAACGGCTCGTCGACTCGCATCTGACTAATAGTCAGACCACTTTGATGCATGAGGTCATAAAGTTTGTTGTACTTTACTCCCGTGCGGGCGTTGTAAGTCCATATATCATTAACGCTCCAGTCGTAGATCGGGTAGGCATTAAATGATGTTAAAGACACTTGTGTGGTCCAAGGGTCGTTAAGGAAGCTCTGTCCTTTCTCGCCCGCGATTGCACGAAAGCGATTAAGAGACTCTTGCGTCCGAATCCCGATAAAGCAGGCGGCTTGCCCGTCTTGCCCGTACCAAGCTGAGAATAGCGGTGCAAATTCTTCGAATGTAATACCTGGGTAGTAGAAGGGTAGCGTTTCTACCGGATAAGCGAGATCTGGCTTTTGTCGCATCCACAGTTCTTTTTTAGATTCATCCCAAGCAGTGAATTCAGGCTCGTATACAGAGCCAGCGTTGTCGGTTTTAATCTCACCACAAATCCAATAAGGCTCAACAACGTCTTTGTAGTAGTCGAACATTTCTTGGATGTGTTGAATCGTTAACTCAAATTGACATTCGAAATCTATGAAAAGAACGCCGACCTTCCTATTACGGCGACGCGCTTCCTCGCAAATGAGATGCATCATTACCGATGAATCTTTTCCACCTGAAAAGGAAAGATACACGCGTTCGACACTATCAAAGACTTTCGCGATACGTTGTTGGGCACCCTCAAGAACATTATACGGCAGTAGAGATTTTTTCTTCTTGGTCATTGAGAATCTCCCCCCTAACCCGGTCTGCAACATCGCAGGCCAATTTTTGTTCGATTGGAGTAAGTTTTCCATAGGCGGCACGTGCCGTTGCGTCATTACCACCACAAGCCAAACGATTAGCAATAGCCCCTAACCACGCTTGATGGTTCATACGCGTCTTGATAATGTACGCCCACCGTTTCGGACACCGTTTAGCGCCCTCTAACATCGCCACATAAAGGCGATCCAAGTCTTTTAACAACGATACTCCCGCCTCAAGCTTGTCTTTTTCGATCTTGTCTCCGAACATGCCTAACTGCCAGTCTTCCCATTCTGTGTAGGGTGGTGGAGGGTTCTTAGGCTTCGCTTTCCAGTTGCGTTCAAACCCGCGATTAATCATTGACGGCCTCCAACATACACGCCTCACCCATATCGTCGGCACTTTCCTCTGGTTCCCACGCTTGACTAAAGTCAGACTCTGCGAATAGGGCGACAAGACCGCCGACCTGACTAAGGCGTAAAACTTCATCCGGCTCCATGCCAAGATTTTTTGCAATCTTTGCGTCTGACCACCGGCGATGTTTTAGCTCCAACACAATGTCCGACATGGCTTGAACCTTGTGTTTGCCGCGTGCTCGGTTGTGTCGAATTGTTGAGGCCATGCGATCGCCGAGATCTTGGCGATTTGTATTAATGACAACTAAGGGAAGGAAACCGCGCACCCGATCGCGCACTTCGTCACATTCTTTTCCCACTCGATTGCGGTGAAAGCCGTCAACAACCTCGTACTTGCCTTCCTGATCCCACGCGACGATTGGCTGAGTATAGCCGTCTTGTACGATAGACGTTTTTAGCAATTCCATCTCGGTGGGGGCCACCGCGTTTGGGTTGTAGGTGTTAGCTTGCACCTGATCATTCGGCACCCAAATAACGCAATCAACAGGTTCGTGTGAAAATGGCGAGAGTGAGTGTATATGTAATTTCAACTCGTTCAAAATCTCAACGGTTTTATGTAAGTCGCCGCGATCAATAAGCGCAGTAATGCCTGCCTTGACTTGTTCAAGGTTCATAATACCTACCTATTGTTAGTGAGATTTATTTAGATTCGTTTTGGTTTTTTAGCCGCGCTACTTCTAGTTCAAGTTCATCGACTCGTAACTTGTATTGTTTGATATCGTAGATTAAGTCAGGAATACGGCACGCTTGATAAAGAAGTTGCTCTATATCATCGCCGATTTCACTTAATCGTTTTAATGTGATGTTGGGGACGCGTAGATTGAACATACTCGTTTTCCTCGTTAAGAAGGGTGATGATGGCCGCAGCTTCCCGCAAGGTCATAAAGAGCCAAGTCGCCAAACCACCCAATGAAAAGAACACAAGCATAACGCCGAAAATTTGCATTTTAAGCACCTCGCATATTACGAATATCAGTTTTTGTTTTGGTTACGTGGCAGGACTTACAAAGAACTTGTAAATTGCCTGCGCCGCCTAGCCGCTTAAAGTAATTGAGCCAAGCTTGTGATGAGAATGAAAAATACTCATCGGGAGGCGGTCCTATGGGCTCCATATGATCAACATGAACCTCTCGGGGATCATAAAGACCTTTACACTCTACGCACTGCCGCCTTGAAAAATATTTTTTGCTGATTGTGCCATCTTGCTTTAGATAAGGAACGCGAATCGTCGCCAACTCCAAGGCCAATTTTCTGGCCTCATCAAATCTCCACCAAATCAATCGTAGCGCCGAGAGAACGCTTGCTGAACTGCGGCCTCGACTTCGTCCGGCTGTTTTTTGTTTACCCATTGTCCGTTCACCAAGTTACAAAGCTCAAGTACAGTAACCAAAGACACCCCAGCGCGATTAAGATCAGAAGCCACGCCCCACAAACTAGTATGGCGGTTGCCGATAGAGGGCTCTGACGTAGCCAATTCTGAAAGCCTAATGAAAGCCTGTTCCAGATCACTTAAGTCACCTTTCCCAGAGAAATCGAACGTCGGTTCTGGAGGTATAACGATTGGCATGTCGATTAACCTTCCGCGCTGCCGATAGATGAGTTTCTTCTTCTTCCGAGTTTTCGGATGAACGCGCCCAGGTAGCGAAACAATCCGCCCGTGCTGAAACAGTGTTTTGTCGAAGGGGGCTGATACTCCCAAACCGTGGACCCAGCACAGGTGCGAATACGGTAAATGCTGAGATCTAATCCATCGATGGAACACTTGGACATGGAAACCCTTCCCACCGGAGGACCATACATCAAGGCGCACGTCTCGCAGCACGGATAGAAACTCTTCGACATGCGAATAATCTCCGCTATCAATGTCAATAATTAGGCAATTCGCCCACACGGCAAACTCATCAAAGTGTCTACTGTGCCCACGTTCTTTAATTGTGGCAGCATCCTCGGCGCTAAAGGCGTAGTGACTGACGTACCCGGTGTCATGTCGTTTAAGGACCGTTTTCAATCCACGGGGGGAGAGCATAACCCCTTTCCGGGAATAAAGCGTGGCGCACCATTCGCGGTAAAGTTTACGCATAAGACACCTGTTAAAGGAAAATAGGGCTGGTCTTGCTTTGGCCATTTAACCCTAGACCGGATGGGGAAACTCCATGCTGGGCACCCTATTTTTCTAAACTCACCAAGCAACCTTTGTGGCTTTTTGCGCGGATTCTGTTTTTGCCTCCGCATTTGTCGCCGCAGGTAGGAATTTCAACACTTCAGTGCTGAATTGCAGATTCAGCCCTTTATCTAAAGCATAGGCTTCAGCCGTCTCACGAGACGTAAAGACTTCTTCAGTTAGCGGCGTGCCCTCTTTATTCATCACCGTCCAGGTATCGTCAGAGCGAACAAGATAGGGACTGTGGTAGCCGATTTCGGCCCGAATAACTTTACCGTCCAACGCCTTTGGTTTGGCGAAGCTACTCATCACCACTGCCCGCAACGACTCGTAGGTCGATTCAATTGGAATACCTAACGCGGCCATAAACTTCTTAAACTTACCGTATACTGCAAGGGGTGCTTTCGACTCATTTGGGTTGTATTTAATGTGACCATTAACCGGCACCATAACCCAATAGTTAATCGATGCTACTTCGTGGCCTTTATCATTTACAACCGCATCAAATGTACCGTCACCATTGCGCTTAGGTTTTTGAATCGTTTTTACGCCTTCAATGGTGAGTATTACCTTATACGTCCACCAGTTTTCGTCATTCGCAGACTTCTTGTATGGTACGCAAGAGAGAATTTTCAAGTCGTACACGCCCGGTTTAAAGCGGGTGTCGATAAACTTCTCGGCTTGTTGGATTTCTTCCGGTGTGGCGTCAAGTTGCCCATTTTCACTGAAATTAAAGGAGGGGATTAACACTTCTGACATTAAATAACTCCGTTCTTAATCAACCACGCGGCGGGGTTGCATACTCTCATAGTCGTATTCACGCACGATATCGACGTAATAGTCGCCCATCGGGATCACTTGCGCGTCGTGGTCCCCTTTACCAAGGGCTTGCGGTTTTTCATCAAAGCCTTTGCCGTGATAGAGAATAGCGCCGTTGGGATCGAGTACTCGCAAGACCTTAAAGTCGTTTCGGGTAATGGTTGTCACATTGCCTTCCGTCTTAAGTTCAATGCTTGGCTTGTTGATTGTAAGGATCTCAACATTCGCCTCAGGTTTAAACCAATGACGGTGACCAGATACCTCGGAAAGTTGCAGCGTGTTATTATGTTCTTTGAAAGGAATGAGTTCCAGACCCGCAGGTATCTCTGCCAAGGGCTTCAACAGCACGTCACCTTGAGCATTAGTTGTTCGTTCAATTCCGTCTTTAAATTTCAACATCGTCCATCTCCTTTTAAGTTCTAAGTAATGGCGGTAAATATCCGTTTGCTGCCAATTTTATTCGTCCAGTTTCACGCCAATTTAGGGCCTCAAGCACCGTGTTACAGCCGGGGTCTACCGCCTCAACGCAATCTTCATCCGTGCCTGAGTGTTTAAACTTCAGGTAGCGACATGGAATGTCATGCGACGGCAATTGGACCTGAATCAGCTCATAACTGCCGCCGGGGTTCACTGTACCCGCATCAAGAATTGTTGGATTTAAATCGTTAATAAACGCCTTGATACCAATTTTCTTGATAACCTCAGAGCGCTGTTCAACATTACGAATCGCGAGTACGTCTTTTGCATTCAATTCACTTGCCGGCGTTGTCACGAATTTAATTTCATCATTACGGAAAACAACACCATTCATCGCGTAAATGCTGAAGCCATCTTTATAGGTAATTGCTGGGCCGTTTGTGTTGTGAGTGCGGCCATTTTTCATATGAATTTTTATTGGTTGCGGCGTTATGATAATGGCGTCTGAAAACGGCCAATACCAACCCACTTCTTTCGACAGATTCAGCAGGGGCAGTGTTGACGTCTTTGTTTCGATTCCAAACTCTGAACGAAACACTTCGTAGAAGATAAGCCAGTCCATGTCGTGGGAGCCATAACCACAGGTATAGACTTGGCCCCCAACTTGGTCCCAAACTTGGCCCCCAACTTGGCCCCTAACTTGGTCCCAAACTTGGCCCCCAACTTGGCCCCCAACTTGGTCCCAAACTTGGCCCCTAACTTGGTCCCAAACTTGGCCCCTAACTTGGTCCCCAACTTGGTCCCAAACTTGGTCCCTAACTTGGTCCCAAACTTGGCCCCAAACTTGGTCCCAAACTTGGTCCCAAACTTGGTCCCTAACTTGGCCCCTAACTTGGTCCCAAACTTGGCCCCCAACTTGGCCCCCAACTTGGCCCCCAACTTGGCCCCTAACTTGGTCCCCAACTTGGTCCCAAACTTGGCCCCAAACTTGGCCCCAAACTTGGCCCCAAACTTGGTCCCAAACTTGGCCCCTAACTTGGTTCCAAACTTGGTCCCAAACTTGGCCCCTAACTTGGCCCCTAACTTGGCCCCTAACTTGGTTCCAAACTTGGCCCCTAACTTGGTTCCAAACTTGGTCCCAAACTTGGCCCCCAACTTGGTCCTCGACGTTGTTTTTTGCGAGTGCTTTGAAACTCTCCGCATTCGCTACCATCGCTGCCCCAATCGCACCCGCCATTGGACTGTCGAGATAAATGATATAGGTTGGCGGAGTTAGATTTGCTTCGCGATATACCGCGTCAACAAGCGGACGAATTGTTTCCTTAGAAGGAAGCTCGCCCTTGGTACCTAGACCGAGTTTTAAACCTAAGTCTCGCCATTTAGGTAATGTTGCGACCTGTTCTGGAGTGAGTTTTTCGAGTTTCTTTTTTGTCATCTCTTTCTCCGTTTGATTTTTACAGGTGTGTGTATCTTGTTTTGTATAGCTGCCTGCGCGTCACCTAAGAAGTTTTCAACTTCCCCCGCATCGTAACGATCACAGACTTCACGATAGTCACAGAATCGGCACGGACTGGCGAAACCGTCTCCTGCATTAATTGGCCGCTCAGGTATTTGCGTTATGTCTTCAAGGGCCTTAGCGGCTAAGGTGGTGTGTGTAACTTGATCTAGTACGGACCATTCGTAAATCGCACCGTCAATTAAGATGTCCCCACTATCATTTATCTCGACGACAATTTCTCGGCGGTCGGCGCAATATAAGACACCTTGCGGGTTTTCTTCATAGTAGCCATAGACTAATCGACCACATGATTTCTTCTCATTGATGAGATAACTAACAAGCTGTGCGACATGGTTAAGTTTAGGGTCGCCATTCTTTATCGCGGAGCGGCGAATGCTTTCGGAATAGGTCGCTTTGGTTTCATGGATCTCGCCATTAGTAAGTTCGAAATCCATTCTTCCTGATTGAACTACAGTATCGGAGAGTTGACGCTGAATCGACCGCTCACGGTGTAGAATTTTATCACCCAATTCCGTCGCGTAGTTATCTTCGTGAAAGGCACCGACAAGCTTATATTCTGGTGCAATGTCTCCGCGAATGCCGTTGGCCGAAATTACAAGTGCCCGCAGACAGCCCGACGACGATTCGGTATACACGGCATTGCCAAGAGCGAACGCCGCCGAGCTGTTGTATAACTTACGCTTTTGCATTCCATTTCCATTTCATGCGCTGGTACAGCCGACGAGCGCCTTTAGCGATAAGCTGAATACTGGGGACTTTATACTTCGTACCGTCGCGTCGAGTGAAAGTCCTGAAGCCATGGATGACCTCGTCGTACTCCCGATTTGCCGCCGTGAGGTCAGCCCTAGAAATTGGCTGATCTCCCTGCATAAGCCGCATGTACTTGCGAATACGTTTGGCTTGCTTATGGGACATAACACTTCACCTCGTAGCCTAGGCGTCGATACATCATCACTGAAAGAAGGTAGTGCCGTTCATTTGAGAAATAGCGAGCATCGATAAAGCCTCTGTCGTCGCGAATAAGAATCTTAAACATCGATGGCTCCATAACGTTTAGCGGTGTCGTGTTTCATCCAGTAGATACGCGATAGGACGGCTTTGGTTGCGCTTTCACCGACGTAACTCACGTCCGGGGTATTTAGTGCCCACAGCTTGCCTTGATTGAATAGAACGTATTCTGGCTTGCCTAAAACACCTGTGAAGCGAATGTTGCCTGTAGCTTGCTCAACAACGCCGTTTAACTCGTTGGCAAGAATAAGGCGCTCACCCATTGACCAACGATGTTGGGCACGAGAAAGGTATTTACCCGCTGCGGTATGTACAAGCAGTTGCATGTCGCACCTCTGATTTTTGGTTGTCTCATTGGTAGTAGTCTCTTTTTTTAACGCGACCGTCGTTTTTCCCTGTCGTCAAGGGCGGCTACGATTGCAGCTTCAGGGTCAGTTTCAGCGGGAATATAGTCGTTTGGTGAGTACCCTGTACGGCGCTGATTAGTGTTTGGTTGACTGCGTCGTGTCGCATTGTGGTTGTAGTTATACGCGTCAATGACCGCTTGACGCTTCTTCACGTCAGGGCAAATCTTTTTTAAAGCGTCCTCATCCCCACGGTATACACCCGCCAAGAAATTCTCGTACCACTCTTGTTCTTCTTTGGTGAGTGTGCGCTTGTAACGGCGGTAACACGCGCGTGCGTCCTTTAGTGGACTAAGGATGATTTCTTCACTGTGAGCTCTTACTTCTTGTTGTGCTTTCATTTGACACCTCTGTTAAAGGTGCAGGCAAAAGAAACGATAAGGAGGGCAGCACTGACTGGGAGTGTTTGGTACGTTCCCAAAATAAAGGTGCTAGAAAGGGGGATACCGCTACGATAGCTCTAGTTTTTCGATTCGGTCGACTCCGAATTGAAATAGCTATCTACTGGTAGCGGCGGATTAGTAAGGGCCTCTGTGTTGTTTACGACTTTTACTGAAAAATCGTTACGAGACGTATCTCGTCAACACGCTGGCCGTGTGTCAGTCCCTTACTAATCCACTCCCAATCAGCACTGCCCGTTTGTGCACACGTCTGGAATCTGCCCGCACTTAACGATTCCACACGTCTACACAAAACCTCTAAGCCGCATAAAGCGACGGATACCCGTTCACGTTTTGCATCACACGCCTCACATAATCTCGTGCACCAGCCTCACTCATGAACGTTGTGAGAGTTGAGGGATGGCCGCCAATAAATGTCATGACAGCGAAGTATTGCAGACCAAAACGAGTGACTGGTTGAATTTCGAGTTTCATGTTATACTCCTTTGAGTGTGTTGTATCCTGCGTACATAATTCTTTACGGCGGTTTATACACGCGACTTTATGTAATTTTGTAAATAACGGATTTAATGTGTAAAAATGGCGGATATTAAAAAAGAATTGCTCTCAAGACTGAAATCTAGCCCTAAAAAAGGGCGTCGAAATATCTACATTGCCGATGAAACTTGGAAGTGGCTAGCTGCTTGGTGTAAAAGACAATCCCCTGAGCGACCGGCCAGTCAAGTTATTGAAGAATTGATCGAAATGCTGCGAGATCAGGAGGGAAGGAAAAAATAAATTAAAGACTCTCCACAATTTGACGATTACTTCGTAAATTCTTACAGAGGTACTTATGCGAATTATTTTACTTTTAGTGGTAATTAACTTATTTTCCGCATGTGGTCGAAGTAAAGGCGGTTCTAGTGGCGTCACCGCACCTGTAATGGCCGCCGCAGTAATGGACAGCGCGTCTTTACCGACTTGTGGGGACAGTAACAAAAATCAGTTAATCTATGTAACCGAAGAAAAACTCTTTAAGACTTGTAGTGGGGTAGTGTGGGAAGACATTACCTTACCCGAATCAAAAATACGGGCGAGTATTCATTGCTCCGGTGTAATTGAGGATACTGGACCTGACGTTTATTATGATGCGTCGTGGATGACCTCTGGGGACATTTTCGTGACTGGACGAATATCCGGAGATGTTTTGTCTGTTTCCAATTCTTTATATTTTTCTAGCCAGCAGGTAGGCGCAAGCAATCCAGGGGTGACGTTAACATACGACGCGGCGGGAACCGATAACGGAGGGTGGTGGGATATATCCCTTAATTTCGACACCCTTGAGATGACCGTCGTTTACAATGACAGTGACGTGTCGGGCAGTAAGCAGACTTGGACGATGTCGGCTGATAAATGTAAAGTTAACGACTATACCAAGTAAGCTAAAGCCCGTTTTTACTGTGCTGGTCTCGCACTGAACGCTGGTAAGTCTTACCGGCGTTTTTCTTTTCTCCGCAGTCGTCTCAGTTTCCGCTTCCACAATTTCCAATCCACCCATGAAATAATTTTGTCCTCTGTTTTATCCTTATTGGATAAATCTTTTATCTTTACCATCAAGTCTCCCTCCAATGTACCGAAACACTGACAGCAGGCTCACATTAATACCGTCGCCTATTTGGAGAGAAACTTAACTTCCATCTGGAAGTGTCAACAAAGTTAAGAAGTTAAGTATGAGGATTTAAAAATGTCCGTAAAGAATATCGTGCAGGATATGTTAGGTAGCAAACCTAAGCAGAAAATTGAACGCAGCAAACACACCATTTACGTTGATGATCGCCAATACCGTATTTTTATGGAAGTCTGTAAAGGTAATAACAGCACTCCTAGTGAAATCATTGACAAACTTATCTTTAGCTTTTTAGAGGAGACAGAGAAGTTGACCGGGGAGGATATTTTACCCAAAGCTGAGTGAAAACTGCCCACATGCTGCAACGGTATCCATCCGATATTTATGATAAAAACACCCGTCGACTCAAAAAAAGAGACTACTATATATGAGAGGACAATTTCTCTCACCCGCATAACCGCCTCGACAAGCGAACGGTACTGAGACACTTCACGAGGACACACCAGTTATGGGGGTAAGGGGGCAGGTCTAACGTTAACGGAACCAGCGTAGCGGCTGTGAAGTTAACATATAATTAGGTGAGACTAGGCCGGTACGGACTAGGCTCTATATAAGTAAGGTCGACCTGACCCACCTCAACAAATCCTTCCGCCCGGTAAGATTACCTATGAAAAAATCAGAGATAAAACAGCTACCGGAGCTGCGAACCTTTTTCGGTATGAATAAAGAAAAAGGCGCTTGGGTTGTTGAACGCGTCCTTATGAGAGGGGATACCGTTGTCCAGCGCGAAACCTTTGAGCCGGACTTCCGTGTTCTCGCCTATGAACGTCTACAGAAAATGATCCGCAAGTTTTTAGGTAACTAGAATGTTTATCACCATTATCTGTGCAATCACGGTTTTGTGTGTGACGTACATGGTTATAACTCACCGCGAACGTATGGAAAAACTTAAAACCGCAGCGGTTGAACAGGCGACTCGCGAATATGTCGACGCTAAGCTTTCCGCACTACACTCCGATGTTGCCAACCTAAAAGCGAAGCTGAACCTTCAGCAATTTGAATAACAAGCCCTCCGAACACTTCCCAATGTGTTCTCAGAAGTTTGGTCGCCGCGCTGATTCATGAACAAGGTTCGACCGACCAGCTTCTCCTCCTTTTTAAAGGTTTTCACATGACCCGCCGTATCGTCCGCACCCCGAAGCAAAATCTAGCGTCGATACTGGAGCATCAGCTCGATGCCTTGGCGGTTATCGCACAGCACCGCACGCTCGATCTCAAAGAAACAAGGTTACTTCAAGTCTTAGCGCCACTCACCCAGATGAGCCTCACAGAGGAAAAACCAGAAGACGTTTTGAATACCTTGGATGTTGAGAAGCTTGAGCAGTTGGCCATTCAGAATTAATGTCCGCCACTGCCGCACAACATGCGCTGTGGAAGTTAGGAAGGCTTCGATTCTTAACTTGGGAACAGCAAAAGCCGATTTATGACGAGGTGAAACAGTTACCGACGACGGTTGATACCGCAGTCATTTTGTGCGCCCGTCAATTCGGTAAATCGGTCTTAGGTGTGCTCCTCGCAGTCGAGGATTGTCTCCAGAATCCCGATGTTTTGGTGATGATTATTGGACCGGAAGTCGCACAGACAGGTGACATCGTTAAACCTCGTATGAGGATGTTAATGAAGTCCGCACCCCCAGGACTGGTTAAGTTCGTTAAGTCAGAGCGTTGCTGGTACTTCTCTAACGGATCTGAGCTAAGGTATTCAGGCTTCGATCTTGATGGTTCTGTCAACACTCGCGGCAAAACTGTTTACAAGATTTACCTGGAAGAAGTTGGCTTCAGTCACCCGGATAAGTATCATGATTTCATACGTTCGGACCTTAGCCCTGCACTTTTACATAGTCCTAATGCTAAGATTTTTTACCTCACCACTTTACCAAAAATTGCTGACCATCCTTTTGTAACCGAGACAATCCCTTACTCGCAAATCAGCGGCTACTTCAAGTCTTATACCCTTGACGACAACATAGCCCTATCCCCGGAACAAAAGGCTAAAGCCATTCGTATGGCTGGCGGGATCGACTCCCCCGAATGTCAGCGTGAATATTACAACCGCATTATTCGTGACGCCACAATCCTGCTAGTTCCAGAATTTGAGGAAGAGCGGCACGTTAAAGAATTTTCCATACCTCAGCACGCCAATTTTTGGGTATCCGGCGACTACGGAGGTTCTCGTGACAAGACAGTGTTTCATCTTAACGCTTGGGACTTTGATCGAGGGAGGCACCTTATTGTTGACGAGAGAGCTTTCGACAACAACACGCCGACGCGTACCATTATGGAAGCGGTTAAGGAGATGGAAGCGCCTTGGCTGTCTCGGATAAGTCATCGATGGGTGGACGCCCCCGGCCAAGTGCAAGTCGATATGGCGAATGAGTTTAAATACCTCACAGCCATTCCGAAGAAGAACGAAGACATGGAAGCCGGTGTACGAGTCCTTCGCACCGCCTTCAGTCAAGACAGTATTGAGATTCATCCTCGCTGCGTCTTCACAATCACATCATTACGGTCTGGGACGTGGAATAAGACACGAACAGATTTTGAACGCACTGCCGCTCTTGGACATTGTGATGGTATCGCCTCCTTAGTTTATGGTCGCCGACATCGCAACGAAGACAACCCTTACCCCCGCAATTTCGGATTTCGTCAGGACAATATGGTCCGACAATCCGATCCCGCTGACGGTCACGCCCTTAAAAGCCTTATCCCCGGTGATTAATGAAACAGTATTGGGCATCTCTGCCGACCGAAGAAGTTGGCAACCACATAATCCGCAAGGTTGAGCAATACAACCAATACCTCGATACCAGCGGACATTTTCGCCTCGTACAGAAGGCGTACCGATCTTACTACGGTATGTCGGAAAAAGGCTTTAGTGCTCATGACATCACTAGAGGCGGTAAGTCGGGCGAGTTGTCGAAGATCAAGGTCAACCACTTACGTTCCGTACTGTTGACCATTTTAAACATGGCCACTCGTGAGGCCCCTACCTTCATTGCAACCGCCAAGGGTACTGATTCTGAAAGCATGAGCCAGCAACAGTTCGCGGAAGGTCTGATTGACGAATATCGACGCGAGAAAGGTTTCGGCAAGGCGACTAAGACTGCCGCCGAGTTAGCTCTTTCAACGACTGAAGGTTGGCTTGTTGCTAGTTGGGATGAAACGCTTGGCGCGGACGTGAGGCCAGACGAATCGGGCAGTATGCTTCGCAGCGGTGACGCGGTTATCAAAACCAAGTCCTGCATCGACATGATCAGAGACACCACACGACAAGACGACGACCTTCCATGGGTGATCATTCACGAGCAAGTCAACAAATGGGACTTGGTAAAAGTTTACCCGGCATTGGAAGAAAAAATCCTAGGCGCACCAAGCCGCGACAATAAAGTTAAACGCTTGGTTGTTGTAGGTGCGAAGCATGACGAAGGTGAAAGTGATCTAGTCTCAACTTTTGAGCTACGTCACAGAGTATCGGCCTCTATGGAAAACGGACGCCGCGTAATAATTTTGTCAGACGGTACTGTACTCAAGGACGAACATTGGCAATGGAACACCGTTAAAGCGCACCCAATTTCGCCGTCACCGCTTCATTTAACGCCAATGAACTATTCCCCGGCATTTGATCTTGGAGCTATTCAGGACGCACTAGACATCGTTTACAGTTCAATCGTGACGAACGCGAAAACCTTTGGTGTTCAAAATGTTTGGAGTAAGAAAGGTGACGGACTTACGGTTACTCAGTTAGGTAGCGGCTTGAACCATTACCAAACGACTGAAGGTAAGCCGGAAGGTCTTAACCTTACTCAGATACCGCCAGTCTTGTTCAACACAATCGAGATGTTAAAACAGGACTTACAACTTAACTCAGGTGCCAACTCAGTTAGCCGCGGTGAACCTCCCACAGGTGTGACGGCTGGTAATGCTCTTGCCTTGTTAGCCTCTCAAGCGATTCAGTTTAACGACGGGTTTCAAGAGAGTATCTATACCGCGACGGAAAAAGCTGCGACCGACATTATTGAGTTGATTCAGGTTTATGCAACGTCGGACCGTCCCGCCTACATTCGAGGTAAGAATAGACGATCAACATATGAGACTTATAACGGTCAGACTGTTGAGAAGGTTGTCGGGTTCGTAATTGAACGTGTGAACCCCCTGCTTAAGACAATGGCTGGACGTTCTGAGATCGCCAAGGACTTACTCAGTAATGGGATGTTAAAGCGACCTGAACAATACGTTGACTTTCTCACCACGGGCCGAATCGAAGCGTTAACCGACTATCAACGCACCAAGTACCAGCATGTACAGTCGGAAAATGAGCTACTGAAAAAAGGCATCAAGCCTACCATTATGGTCACGGACGACCCGATTCTTCACATTCAAGAGCACGACTCGGTACTACATTCGCCAGAAGCTAGGGAAAACCCCGCAGTCGTACAGGCCACTCTCGAACACTTGCAAGAGCATGGTGTGGCTTGGAATAACCTTATGATGCAGTACCCTGAAATGATGGCCGCGTTAGGTATTCCACCGCCGCCGATGATGCAACCGCCGCCTGGCGATCCCACTGCAATGGGAAATCCACAGGTAACCTCTACAAACCCGCAAGAAATCTCACCTCAAGGTGAATCGCTTGAGACCGTTGACGGTCAATCCATAGCGATGCCGCCTAACCCCTTAACAGGTCAGAAATTCAATTCAGAGACCGGAGGAATGTAATTCATGTCAGAAATGGAAGCCGTAGCGGCTACCCCCGAAACCGGGGATGCGGTAACGGACACCAGCAACGTCGCCGACACAACCAACCAGCCGAGCGAAGGCCAAGACCTCGCGGCTCAAGATGGGCCGGACGAAGCGAAGCCGGAACAGATTGTTCGTAAGATCAAGGTAGCAGGTCAACTGCGTGACGTTTCGATTGAGGAACTAGAGCGACGATACACGCTTGAGGAAGGCGCTCAAACTAAGTTTGAACGTGCTGCCCAAATGTTGAAGGAAGCCCAAGCCCTTCAGGAAAGTCTAAAGAAAGACCCGGTAAAGGCGTTGCTAAATGCAGGCATTACCTTGGATCAGCTTCGCAGTAT